ATTCCGGGTGTTACTGTTGCAAAAGGGCTGTTGCCTTGGTCGATAGCAATGGCAGTCTGAATCTCAGCCTCTTTGATGCCTTCAGGCACGATTGTGTTATCTAGTTCAACACCGTCAACGTATGCATCGTTACGCGGCCACTGATCTGGCTGATCGTCTTGTGTTTTCTCACCGATGAACTCAAGGCTCTCGATGTAGTCGTGTGCAAGTGTTAGTAGCTGGCTTTCTGTACCGCTGATAGTGATTCCGCGATCAGAGGCGTAAGTGTTCAGTTCTGTGTCTGTTGCGTATGCCATCTTTTATCCTCTGTAACCGCTTGCTCTGACTGCTCGTCCTTGCCGTTCTGCACGAGCCTTAGCCCCTCTGCCGACGTAGCAAGTGCCTGTTGACCCCCATTTCCATCCTCGACGCCCATCTTTCTGGCAACGCTGTACAGGCATCTCAGTCTTCTCCTAGTGGGCTTGGGCCTTCTTCTCGGCTGCTTGTGCCATTGCAGTGCCAATCGGCGCGTGAAAGATCGTTAGCACTTAGATCGCGGCCTGATTGGATTCCTGCTGACCGAGCGCAGTAGTTATCGCCTGCTGGCGTCCCCGGCTGCACGACTTCGCCTGCTTGCCCGAAGTTAATTCGGTTGCCATCTGCTGTTATGGCTGCTTTCTTCTTTCCTGCTGCCCTTGAATCAACAATGTCAACAATACGACCTGCTATTCTATAACGCTTGCCAACTTCTAAAGGCATTACAATTCTTCCCATCTTGCTCGGAAAACACCTTTGCAATCTTCGTTGCCAGTGTTTGTCAAACGAATGTAGAAAGTCCCTGCGGCAAAACCTAAAAGCAAATCTTCTGTAGCATTGCTTTGTGTCGGTTGACGGTTGCCACGATCAGCTCCTGCATCCATAAGCAGTAGATCAACTACATCTCCACCAGTGTGATCGCCACCGTTATCAAAGCTAACTGTTGCATCTCTGTCTGGCGCAATACTAGTGTTGTTAGCTTGCAGCGTAGGTAGGCTTCCTGTAAAAGCAGATTGCTCCGTCCCGCCTACTACTAACTCAATCCTTAACCCGCCAATGAGGAGTGATGCGCCGAACTGCTGAACAATCGTGTCGCCTTGAGCAACAACCTTGATTGTCTCGCTGCTGTTGTTCGGGATGTCAAACTCTTTGAAGGTGTAGAACTGACGACCTTCGTAAAAGCATGTATCACCCTCTGATACTTTAATACGCCGAGTTTCTAGCTTCTTGCTGCTAAGAAGATCGCTTGGCCCAAATTGGTCAATCGTGTAACTCACGTTTCGTTACGTTCCTTGCGATCTTTGCGACGTTGTTGAGCATAGTATGCCCGAAAGGCCAGACTTCCCGGCTTTGCAAAAGTCCTTAGACCCGGTAGGTCAGCGTCGTCCCGTACTTTTGGGTTGCGCTTTGCCATTCTACTCGCTCTCTGTGTCTTCGGATGACTTTGCTTTGCTCGTTACACTTGAGATGATGTCGTTGACATCGGTGTGATCTTTCTTCTCGTACTTACGCTTAGGCTTGGGCGCTAACTTAGCTGCCTTCTCAGCCTCTCGTTGCTCGCGCTTTACGCGCTGGAGTGTTTCAAAATCGACTGGCTTGTTTGGTTCTAAACCATCTTTATTAGCCATATCTAATAAACCCTCTTTATGTGTTAGGAGGCATAGCCCCTCCGAAGAGGGGCAAGCCTTTTACCAACTGCTTTAGTTGGTGACGAGGAACGCCAACGGAATGTTCTTCCGCTCAATAACGCGATCCACGGTTCCGGCAGTAGCAAGCTCACTCAAGGTGTAGCTGATACCGTTGTTAGGCGTACCGGTTGATTGGAAGCCGAACGGATGGAGAACGTAGGTCTCACGAACCCACAGAGTCTCGATACCGCCACCGTTGCCTTGATCGGCATAACGCTCGATCTCAACAGGAACTTCAGGGCTGCCAACACCAAAGCCAAATGCACCAGCGCCGAAGAGCACTGAGGTGTACTTGAAGCCGTCGGTGTCGCCTGCTTCGACGTTCATGCCGTCATCAACGATAACGCGCAGACCGAGGTACGTTGGGATTACCAAGTTACCCTCTGAGTCTGGGATAAAGTCGATGTCGTCATTCTTGACCATCTGTGCATAAACAGCACTGTGGACAGAGATGGCGCTTAACTCATCGTAACGGTCGCCAAGCGTGTTGGTGGCCTCTACGAAAGCGTCACGGTTGAACTTCGTGCCTGCGTCTTGTCCGGAAATAGCTTCCGCTGCTACGTCAACAACCATGTCGCCGCCGTCGTTAGCTACGTTGTCGGCGATGATGCCGTTGGTGGTAGCAACCAAGCGACGCTGCCACTGGCGGGTGAAGTACGTATCGGTGCGGTTACGAACCTGATCGATAGCACGGGCACCCAGAGCAAGCTCTGAAGCCAGATCGGCTGACTGCCAACCTTGGTTGACAAAAGCCTTACGAGCAATCTGCTCGCCCTGCACAACCTTCTGAGGGGTTGCAACATTGCTTGGATCGTCGTCGCTGTAGTTCAGCTCGATTGAACCGTCAAGGTCTTTCCAGAAAGGAAGCTCGGCAGTTTTACCAGCAGCGCTGGCAAGCTCATCAAGCAGGGCGTTACGAGTAACAACACCGCTGTCGTAGAAAGCCGTCTTTTCTGGGCCATTTACGGGAGGTAAGTCCCGGAATACTGTGACATCAATGATGTCGCTTAAACGTGTAGTAGCCATTGATTAAATTCTCCTATCGTTGGCCGTAATAGTCATTTCGTAGACGCTCATATTCAGTCGGGTTTTCTGCCCGTAATTGACTGAGTTCTGAGCCGTTCATTTCTCCAAATGATTTGCTGGTTACGGCCCCGCCGTTCTGTGAACCAGAGGCTCCGCCCCCGGTTGCCCCGCTCCCATCGACTAGGAACGGATACTTCTCTTTCAGATGAGCAAGAATCTTCTCTTTCTCAACTGGCACACCGCCTAATTCAAAATCAACACCGTTGTCTGAATACTTAGCGTACTGTGCAACTTTCTCTTGAAGCAGCTCACTGCGAGCTGTGTCGCGTGTCAATTCAGCAGCCAGCTTAGTAGCTTCGCTTTGAATTGTCTGAGTTTTGATCTGATGCTTGAAGGCTTCGTGCTCTTCTTGCAACTGTCGCTTATTCTCTTGCTCGCGCTCGTACAGCTCTCGGAACTGCTCTTTCTCTTTCATACGCTCTTCTTCTTGAGTCTTCTGATACTCCTCCAGCTCTTTAGCCTTCTGAGTAGCAGACTTCTTCTCGCCAAGAAGCTCGTCTACTTTGTTCTTCAAGCCATTGACTTGCTCGTCAATTAGCTTCTGGACTTCTTCCTCTGTGTACGTCTTCCCGCTTTCCTTGATGTCCTGCTTGACATCTTCTTCTGCTTTTTCCCGTACATCGTTTTCTGTCTCTGCCATGATTATAAGCCCCTAGCTTATGGATTTACGACCTCTGGTCGGTTTAGATATTCGCTTGTTCCCAAGCGATTGGATACTTCTGTCGAAGTTCAGGCAGACTCATCTGAGCACCAGATGGGTCAATAAGTTGGTTTACGTTCAGTCCGCCTTGTAAAGCCAGACTTTGCAATTCTGCCCCGTTGCTGAACTTGGAGAAAAACTCGTTCTGAAAAGATTGGGGCTTACTGTTTTAGTACTGCTGGAAAGTCTGGTTACGTCCTGCCGCTAAGTTCGCTGCGTTCGGATCAATAAACCTTGATCGCGGAATCGGCACTCGCGTTGAGCGGCAGTTGTAGTGAATCGGTGGCTGTGGGCCTGTCTGGACTGGGAAAATCTCCCCGTCTAGACCCGCGCACCGTAGCGTTGTGCGTGTGTCAAGCACTGCGACGTAACGCTCTTCACCAAAAACCAATCCGTTAGCTGTAACAAAAGCGCCTCGGGCTGCTGTTGACACATTGTTCAGACTGGTTGCTACAACGGTTCTGGCAAGGTTTGGCAGCTTGGTGCCTAGCTTTTGCCTAACTCGGGTAAATAGCTGTCCAAAAGCAATCTGTGAAATGATACCAGTGCTAATGGTAGAGCGAACTTCTTTACCTATCGGGCTGAACAGTCGGTTGGACATCTGCGAGTTTGTCATTCGCTGTGTCGCACCGCCGATCAGAAGTCCTGCTGTAGCGCCAGCAACTAGCGGCGCGATGCTTGACTCTTCTGGCTTTTGCAAAGGCTCTGTAACGACCTGTGAGTAAGTCTGCTCACTAAAGTCAATCTCTTCCTCAGCAAACTCTACTAGCCTTTCTCGCAGCCCTTCATCAAACTCTGACTGGCCTTCGTCAATGACTTCTTGCAGATCACGCAACAACTGAGTCAGGTTGTGCTGGCGAATCTCTGTGTCTGCAAGCCGAAGGCGTGTCTGAACTTCTGTCAGAATCTTGTCAAGGGTAGGCCGTAAATCTTCCCACATCCCGTTGGCAAGCCGCTGTAAGAATACCTGCCGACGGGTAAAAGACTCAACTAAAAAGCGCTCTGCCATTAAAGAAGTGCGTTTTCCGCGTCTAAGTCTTCGTCGTTCATGTCTTCAGGAATCAAGACACGGCCACGACGGATGCTCTCACGCTGTGCGCGACGGGAGATAACCCCCGTGTCGCCCAACTGAATCAGTGCCATCATCTCTTGACTGTCCAGCTCTTCTTCCCAGAAGCGCGTGTTGAGTCGATAGTAGATGTCCCCTACGGGTAGCCCAAAGAACAGCGCAACGTCCATTAGAGCTTCTGTGAGAGCGTCTGAGAGGTTGTTTACGACCTGATCCAAGGCTGATGCGTCAGCAGAGGCGTTAATTCGTGCTGCTTCGGCTGTTTCGTTGGCTGCACCACGTTGGACAATTCGTGCACCAATGCCGATCATCTCTTGTTCTTTTTGCTGCTTGAGATTGGTAAGCAGATTACGCTCTTCTGGCTGAACCAGCTCTACGTTACCGCCTTGGGTAACGATGCCTTGACGTGAGCCTAGCTGGACACCATTCGGGTTCTGCTGTGCAAACTCTTCTGGGCTTGTGTCGCCTGTGTCAAGGTGAAGGGTAGGCTGGCCTGTAATAAAGCCTGCTTCTTCAAGATCAGCGTTGTTGCGATAGTGAGCGATGTTCACAACCGCTAGATCGTAGAGTGGCGCGTGGTCAATGTCGGGACGGTTGTTGTTAGCGCCGGGAATGTGCAGCGGAATGTGGTCAAAAGACTCACCGCCTGCCATGCGTACAATGCGCTCTTCCGTTTTGGGTTGCCCACCGTCATCGTAGACTTGGTGAGTGTAAACCCCATCCCGTAGCCGAAGAACTCGGTAGTTCTTGACCACATCGTGATCGAACTCGTTTGAGATGACATCATCTTGTACAAGTTCTACGATCACCGCCAAAGTGAGTACGCGCCGTCCGTTGACGATCTCATATTTCCAGTTGATTAGAGCTTCTGCGTAGTAGCTCAGGATAACCGGACGTGCGCCAATGTTCTGCTCTGTCTCGTAATCAATGCTATCGTCGATGTCTGGGTAATCTACGAGGTAGATGTGACGCCCAGTATCTAACACAGAGCCTAGCCCTTCTTTGGCTAGGTGCATGAGCGAGTTACCCGCTCCGTCTGCGTTGTAAATGATCTCACGCATTTCGTCTGGCATCTCAACCATCGGATCACGACGGAAGACCATGCCAGAAAGGGCCGAGCGTGTGCGGCCTGTGACGTTTAAGAGATAAGCCCGTTCAACGTAGCGCTTGTAGCGCTCAGTGTCTTTTGGCGTAAACTCCGGTAGGTAGCGTTGAGGATAGGCTTTAACAGTCTGTTCGCCGTCAACAACGTCTCGGACAAGCCGCCACTTAGGACTGTTAATCTGGTAGTCAGGGTGTAGAGTCTTGACGCTCACTTATTCTCCATTCCTTACATTGCGAAGGCGATTCGCACATCGGAGACAGGCTTAACTACTGGTAGCTCGTAGCTCATCAGATAGCTTGCTGCGTCGTTGATGTGGTCGAAACCGCTTTGCTTGTCCGGGTAGCCATTCTTATCGTAAGCCTGTTGCTCAAGACACTTAACAAGTTCTGAGCACTTCCTAGGGTTAACCTTTACTCGGCCTTGTGAGAAGGCTGCGTTTGATGCGTTGATCCGATCCTTGATGGCCGGATTCTTTCGCGGCGCTCTAATGTTGAAACCCGCTTGACGTAGAATCGCCAAGTCCGAGCGTGAAGCGTCTACTGATTTTCGGCTAGTTCCCGAAGCGTCTGGGTAGACAACGATGGTATGTTCTGGAAACCGCTCTTTAAGCGCGTCAGCCATCGACGGCGTGTCGTACATATCGACAAGCTCTTCGACGGCGTGGAAGACTTCCCCTCGTTTAACAAACACGACAGCAGCCATCTTTCCGACGTTGAAGTCCATACCCACATATAGCCGCTCGCCTCGGTCAATGGACTCATCTGACTGGCAGTGAAGTCGGTGGAAGTTACAGTAAACGGTGCCAGAAGATAAGTTAACAAAACGCCCTTCGATGTAGGCTTCTGCGAGAGCTTCCGGGTAGGAGTCTCGTAGCGACTGGACATATCCATCTGGCAGATAAGGGTTGGAATAGGAGGGAGCCTGTACTATCCCGTAGTCGTCGTTCGCGTGTTGAACCCAGCGCCAATGAGCAAACTTAAAGCCCTCTGGTGTGGTATACGCGCTAGCCTGATTGTTTGGCTCTGGCACCCGCTCTGGTTTTTGTCGGTTACGACCGATGACCTTGTTCCAAGCCTCTTCGGCGTGTCCGGGTGGCAAGGTGTCAATCTCATCAACGTGTGCGGTGTAAGACTCGTAGCCCACAATCCGGTTTGGGTTATCAAGGCTGCGAAAAACAAAGTCGCCCCACCCCGAGGAAGTGGTGTAGACCATGTTGTCTTGTTTGTTGTACTTGTAGCTAACCCCTAGCTCAGTCAACTTCTCGGTGATCCGGCTTGCCGTAATCAACTTAACCAAGTCGTAGGAGGGTTGGTAACAAGCGATCAAGGAGTCGGGCGCTGTGGCGGCATCAATAATCGCCGCGTAGATCATCGCCTCTGACTTCCCTGCCCCGTAACCTGCACAGAACAAGCGGTAGCGCTTTTTCATTTGCAAGAACTCAGCTTGTGGCCCCGTTGCCTTAATTTGCAAGTCCACTCTAGCCTAGTCCTCTTTCTTCTTAGCGTCTCCGATGACTTCGATCTGTACCTTGTTGACCGGGGTGTTGGCGTTCGGGTCAGCTTCCCACTTGATGTTCTGCTGCTCGTTCCACCCAGCCTGTGTCTTCAACCAGAAAATCTGTGCCGTGGTGTCGTTGGAGTTGACTGCCTTGTTGTAGAGCTTGCCCGCAACGGTTGCGTTGGCCTTGCTCTGGCCCATGTCAATCTCTTCTTTGTAATTCTTCTTCAAGGTAGGAAGGGTGATACCCAACAACTTAGCGATCTGTTGTTTAGGTGTACCAAGCAAGACGTGCATCATCACCGTCTGACGCTGTACGTCGTTGGGTTCGTGCCTCTTGCCTGCTCCCCGAGCTGGAAAGCTCTGCTCC